GTCTGGGCTCCATGCCGAGATAGCTGTTCTTCACATAATGAATACATTCTTAGGGATATGTGTCGTAGTATACCACTTTAGGGGGTACTTGTCAAGCATTTATTTGACTAAGTTCCCACTATAGGGGGTAGTTCACCCCTGTAGAGGGGGAATCTGAGTATTATCAGCAGGTTCGCCAGTCATTTCAGCCGAATCTGGTAACGGACCCGGTGCTCCTGTCGGTCCTGGTGGCATTGAACCACCCGGAAGGTTGCCTGGTCCGTGTGCTCCCGGAGGTTGATTCTCGGAAGCTGCCAATGCGGATCTTGCATCCATGTGAGCGTGGATCAGAGCCTTCTGCTCACGATCTAGGTACTTGAACTCGCTGCTCATCACGTATTCCAGTGCCCAGGCCAGCATATTCTCGTGATCCTCATACTTGAGGGGCTCAATGAAAGTACCTGAAGCCAGCATCTCGACGAAGTACTCCGACTGTCGTGACTCGGCCAGTTCCAGGATATCATACATACCATCCAATTCATTAAGACGCATCATCTTGAGGGACACACGTGGTGGAACTCCTGCCTTCTCGAACATTGGCTGTAGTGCCATGATCTCCTCCCGCCTAATCATTGGATCTAGGGATAGGGAAGCTCCGTACTCAACCACGATATCGAAACCGCCATCAATGTCGGCACCCTTCAATTCCACGGCCTGCATTGCCTTCTCTTTACCAAGTACGTACACGGTACGTTCGGTTGTCCAGTGCTTACGCACAAGATCTAACATGCTACGGTGTATACCTTCCGTGAATGATACGTACTTATTGAATAGTCTCCTGCGAATCATGTTACCCTGATTAGTAGCATACTGCATAGAGAATCCGGATTGCTCCCTGTCCTGTTGTCCGAACATACTGGGATTAACACCACTCATGTCATTGATATCTTCCTTCTTACCTGCTCGGAAGTTATCCACGATAGGCATTGGCCCCGGAGCTTCAGCGAAGAAGGGAGGAGTATTGCCGGTAATGCGTGTAACATCCCAGGTAGAGTCAGTGAGGGCATCATCCATGATCTCAGCACCTTCGGGCAGCACGAGTCGTGCTAGTCCGTGTGCCTTAATTACATCCAGGTTGGTCGCGTCGAGCCTATTGAGAGTATCCTGTAGTGATGAGGTATATTCAATGAATGAACGTCCCCATACCTTGTTGGGTACATCTATGTCCGTGAATATGTGGTAAGGAAGTCTAGCCACTTGTGGAATACGTGCAATCTTCTGTGCTTTAACCTTGTTGGAAAGGCGATCATCATTCTCGATTTCAGCCACTGCACCGGGGGAGGTGAAGCGATGAGGATTTGGTTGCATCGGTGTTACCTTCTGCCCGAGGCGATCACATATACAGTGACGACCAAGGTACCCGTTAGTGGGTAAACCAGTTTCCCAGTACTCATACAGCTCAACTGCATCGTACTTCTCTTCCTGGAGTGCGGATGTAGTTCCTACTTCCCTGGAACCGAGTTCAACTCGTGAACCAGCAGTGATTCTGTTTCGTTCCAAGATCTTCCTGACCTTCGGGCCGAAACGGAATAGGGCTTCATCGAATGGGAGTAATACTTTCTCGAATACGTAACGTACGTCCCGCCATGTTTCAGCATCTGGATCTATATACATGTACCACGTTGATGGTACGGTCACGCGAATGTCACCTTCGAGTGTCAATTCGCCGGTATCTTCATCGACTTCCAGGATGTCTCCACATGCACTGTCCCAGAGTGTCTTCATGAATCCCGTGCCATATACGAGAGTGTTTAATGATACCTTATCTACTAGTTCCTGTAATTCGTACTGTCGGAGGAAATGTCTAACCATGCTGTCAGCAGCTTGTGCCTTCTTCCTGTCTCCCTGATCTGAGGATGTAGGACGTACAGTCACGGACGGAGGATTAGCTGAGAGTTGAGCATGAATGAAGCGTAGGTTCTTGAACGTGTAGTTAACAATTATTCCGGAACCACCAGCATTGACTTCGTCCTGCTGAGTTCCATTACTGAATTGCGTGGAGGAGTCACCGAGTTGCCCTACGCTATCATAGTCGTCGGTAGTATATACTGTCGTCTCATTATCTTCCCACTTATATTCTCTGCGCTTACGATTATCCTGAGAGTACTGTAGTCTCTTACGTAGTTCCTGTTGTGACTGTTTGTCATCCCATGTTACTATGTGTGGCATCTACTTACGTCCCCCTCTGGTTGTCGAGTGCTTACTAGCATCTTGTTCTACTCCTTCGGGAGCGTACTGCCCGTATTTCTCTATGGTCGGCTGCATCATACGTAATATACTTTCCTGCCTCTTCGTGCGATTCTTCTTGCGCATAAGGTAGTTATTCAATTTACGAATTAGTTGCCATTCCTTCCTGGATTCGTGGCAGCTATCAATTAATTCACAAGCAGCTCGGACCTTCTCTTCGATACTAAGTTCTTTAGTGGCATGGTCGAGCTTGGATTTCCCAGGTGCTGGTGCATCTAGTTTAACTAGGATATGTACTCTGTTGTTGTTATTCATTATCTATGTCTCCTGCCCAGCATGTAGTACTTACGATCGCGGAGAGCTTGTATGTTACGTTCTTGTCTGATTCTCTCATTACGTCTAGCTAGCCATAGTATACCATGTAATGGTATGGCTAGATGTAGCGCCCACACTATTCCTGTTATCTCTATCCAGCCCATGGCCCACTCCGTCTTCTGATACGCTGTCGCCTTGCCTTGGCCCGAGCAGTAGCTTCTTGTTTCTTTCTGACCTGCCATCCCTGGTAGAGCCAGTCGTCCCAATTACGTGTGATGGGAGTCTTCGATGGTGCGGGAATTAGATCAACGAAATACTGTGCAGTATCTAGTAAGTGGAAACTACTAGCATTCACAATCTTGTTCTCTCCCTGATCACTCCAGCGACACTCCTCAATTTCTGCCTGTATCTTCTCTACCCACGGAGCGAACTTGATTGTCACTCCGAGAGCTTCCTGTAGATTCTTTATTAATTCACCCTTACGTTCATTCTTCTTATATGGACACATGTATGATGGACTAATCTTAGCAGCAGATGCTGTACCGAGATACCAACTCTCATGTGGATCACATATTCTACGAATAACATGGAAGGGTTTAGTCTTCTCTGACATCAATGCAACTAGTTCAGCTGGTACCAGGACATTAGAGATATACTCAGCCTTTATACAGTACCAGATGTGTGTCTCTGGATGTTCTGCCCAGAGTGTATAGCCCAGCTTGCTCTTCAGCGCCGGATCTACCGACTCAACGTGCCTCCATAGTTTCGGATCGTAGCCTAGTGGTCTAGGATCTTCTACCATAGATTCATAGTTGTAGAAGTAAACCTGTTCCTCACCGAGTGCCCAGTCTCCATCCAGTACTGTCCTTCGGTAGCTCTCACTCATGGTCTCTAGTGAGCGCTCGATTGATATCTTATCCTCTGAAGAGTATACTGGGTTGTCGAAAGCCTTTAATTTATACTTCTTAGAGTATGGTGGCTTCGAGTGATCAACCAGTCTTCGGATCGCACTATTTACCACTTTCGGCGTGAATGTGGCAAGAAAGTATCCATTACGTGCCTGTATACGACGATGTAATTCTTCGATCAACTTGATTGATTTCGGCATCTCGTCGAGCCAGACATAGTGGGCAACGAAGGATTGAACCTTCTCCCGAGCTTCATTCTCCGCATGGTGAGAGAAGAATAGGATCGTATTGCCGTTAGTCTTGTGTGTGACTTTCTGTAGTGAGCCACCTATGTATTGCGGCTTGTAGCTACCGGGCTGTAAGAATGCTTTGATCTTACTCCATAGAGTCTCATCAACCTGCTTGGTAGTTCTACCCATGACGATCAGCTTGAGTGGTTCGTTACCCCACCGATCTGGTCTGTCCCAGTGCGGGTGATTCTCTTCGAATATCCACGCAGTCTCTCTAGCGCCAGTCTGTGACTTACCGGACTGGTTTCCCCCGAGTACATACCGGTGTGGTATGAATCCGAGATCTCCGAATATGGCAGCCTGATCGTCCGTTGGCCGTGAATCCAGATTATACGGATCGAAGCATTCCTGCATCTTGAACAGGTCTCTCCGTCGTATAGCGGCTGCCAGTCTGCGGAGCCGTATTTCTTCTAGATCAAGGCTGGACATTAGTCTTCCTGGAGTACGTACACTTCGCTGGAAGCAGCACCTACGATCCTACCTAGATTACCTAGCAGGTAGGGAGCGCCGGTAGTTGTATCAACGGCATGTGTATTATCGGACGGAGATGCCATTGCACCTAGATCCGGATGTACTTGCCATGTTGCTCCACCATCGACCGAAGTCTGTAGAGCGTATGTACCGGCTCCTGACTTAACTCTGATCTTCATGTAGCGAGCACCACTTGCTGTAATAGCAAAGCACTCTGGTTCTGTAGGGTCTGCCCTACGTTGTTTACTATTCCATGCGTTCACTATTATTCTCCTATCATCGCGTTGACTTCGGAGATCTTCGCTGATGAGGATGCTCCTGTCGTTGTAACTAATCTAACGGGCTGACCCAGTGGAAGCACTAATGCCTCAACCGGAACACCCCTATCCAATCTTATTGCGTATCTACCATCCACAGTGAGGTGCACAGTAGCTACTACTCCGATATCTAACCAACAATCCATAGCTACTTCATGTTGCATCTTCACTAGGATCTCTTCCCCACCCCCGAGTATCACATCGGTAGCCTTGAAGAATATAGAGAGAGAATGTGCTGTAGCTGCGGAAGTAGGGATAGGCTTGGAGGTGACGAATTCAGTCTGTCCCGAATCTACTTCGAGTAGGGGACATAAGGAATAATCATTTCGTAGGTTACTCCTTCCCATAGGTTGTCCATCCGAATGCTCTCACCATGTAGTAGTAGAAGTATGCGTGTAGTTTCCGAAACTCAGACCCTCCACGATATTCGTGTATCTCCAGCATGTCCATAAGAAAGATACCATCTGCTTTCTTGCGATCGATTCCTTCTCGGTAATACTTGTCATGCCATACGCAGGCAGGATCGAAATATTCCGAACGTGCCCAGCAGGGTATGAAACGATTTCCGCAGCTCTTATTACACATTAGCGTTCATCCACAATGGCATCGACCTCAGCCTTGGTTGTAGCTGCTATGATCTGATTGCGTAGTGCCCTACCCGAAGCTAGGTGAGCAACCTTAGTTCCTAGTCCGGTAGCATAGAAGTTATTAACATCAGTATCATCATCGAGAAAGTACTCAGCGTCTGCCTTAGTTGATACTCCGAATGGATAGGTAAGTAGGGCAAGATCTGCTGCCTGCTTCAGACCAATCCAATTAGTCTGTGCATTCGCTGATAAGGAGAATACCACACTATCGTAGGTGAAGCCAGCTGCTATTAATTCCCCAGTTCGTTCATCGATTTCTTGGTACCTACGTGCTTTCAATTCAGCTAATGGCTCTGCATCATGATCGGCTATCAAAGTATCTAGAGCATTAACATCTGCGATGGATGTTCCGAAGATGTGCAGGTCGTCAGTATCTCTACGTATACCAGTAAATCCTGTCACTAAGGCAGAATCATTCACGGAGGTATGTAGTGACTCAAGATTAACAGTGCCAGCCACTATGTCGGCGCTGATCGAATATGTTACTAGGAGAGACATCTATGTTGTTACTCTCCATATTGATAGGCGTGATCGCCGTAGGTTGGCAGTTCCGGACTTGGATAAGAAGTCCATATCGAGTTGATGAGTGCCTCCTGTTAGATTCACTCTAATGAAGCCACTACGTGTATCCCACTCACCGGCAGTATTCTGTATATGTATTTCAGCTACATCGGTGGTATTATCAAGTTGTACCCTCATCCCCATAGCCTTACTACTACCATTATCGGTCTTGACTCCAGTACTCCAACTCAGTAGGTAGGTACCGGCTGTCATTCCCGTTAGAACTAAACTGAATTTCTCTACGTAGGTAGTGCTGCCAGTATTACTCTCAGCCTCTGAGGCACCATAGTTGAATCCGCCACCGAAGGTACCGGCATTACGTATAGCATCTTCCATGTTCTTATATGGAGCTAGTTCGGTACCTATACCATTGAATGGTATGGACTTGGCTGTTGGGTTATAGTTGAATTTACCTATAGGCACTAGCCCAGCTCCTGTGTCCGTACGTTGACTGTACCAGTTGCGGCTATGATGGATACGTGTACTTGCTCTGAGGCTTCGATCTGGAGGAGAGCTTCCTGCCTGAGTAGGAATCCTGTAGTGAGAGTCACTCCAGTTCCGTATGCCCAGTATATGTCTCCGTCCGTAGCCTGTATGACAATAGATCTACGCCCAACAAGTCTATTTCCAGATTCAGGTATAGTCTTAGCAGTAGCAGCCACTGATATTGCTAGTGGTGCTGCTGCATCATCTATTACTCCAATGTCCGCCATGATTACTTACTCTTCGAACGTGGTGACTTGGCCTTGGCCGCAGCAGGAATCTCTTCCACCACTACGGGTTCTGGGCCGCGATGAACACGAGCACCATCCAGGTAATTATCCTGTATCTTGGCACCGCATTCCTTCTGCATGAAACTGAGGAGGCGTATGTATTCCAGGCATCTAGCGGTATCCCAGTCCGGAGATACTCGCATGTGGTTGGTGACGAAATTCAGAAACTTGTTATAGTTAACGATATCGTTCTGTGTGAAAGTACCTGGGAACATATGCACTCCTCTGTATTCGTTCTAGTTAGCTAGTTAGCTCATCTGTAGTGTGCGACAGTCAGCAGTAGAAGCAGCTGTTACGGCCACGAAGACCAAAGCAGGACCAGCATTCAATTCGAGAGTGTCTCCAGGGGAGATCGGGAATCCCGAAGTTGTAGCGGTAGTCTTACCGATGTACATCTTCTTAGTACCTTCGTTAGCGATGTAGAGTCTCTTGCGTCCAGCCAATGGAGCAGCATTGAGAATCGAGGCTGAGGTGGAGGTGATCGACTTGGAATCGGTACTGAAGTCAGTATTGGAGAGTCCAGGATCTGTAGCAGCTCCGATGTCCACGTAGAGAGCACCATCGGCATTCACTTGGAGTGGGGTGTAATCACCATCGGTACCAGCCAGGTCAGCCAATGTATCACTGCGTCGAGCCATGGCAGCGATACCACGATCGGTAGCTCCGTGTGGATCTTGTGCCGCCTTGCTGAGAGCAGTTAGAGTTGAGTCGATGCTGCCGGTATCGGTCTCGATCGAATCTAGAGTTACTCCTTGAGCTAGCTGCTCTGCTTCAATGGCCGCTATGTCCACTTCGATAGCCGCTAGGTCTACGACTAGAGCTGCGGTATCGGTTGCGATGTTACCAGTGTCTGTCTCGATCGAGTCGAGTGTCACGCCCTGTGCTAGTTGCTCAACTTCAATAGCTGCCAAGTCTACGACTAGAGCTGCTGTGTCTGTTGCGATGTTGCCGGTATCTGTCTCGATAGCATCGAGAGTCACGCCCTGTGCTAGTTGCTCAGTTACCAATGCGCCAGTGTCTGTGTCGATTGTAGTTAAGATTCCCTCTGCTGTGGTATTACGCACATCGAGGGAAGTTCCTGTAGCGGACAGCTCAGTAGTACCAGCGCGGAGTACCGCACCAGCTACGTCACGATCTGTATCCGTTACCGTCACATCGTATACTAATTGTTTGCCCATATGTTCATATCCTCCTAATGCCCTTGAATTGGGCGAAAGAACTAGCTACCAATAAGCCAGGTCTCTATTGTTATCTTACCTGCGAACCCGGATGTCACCCACATGGTTGTAGGGCCTCCGATCTTGCATATGTCCTCACGTACGTACACATCTCCTGATGGAGAGAATGTAGGTATGCCTCCCATTGCCCATGCCACGGAGAAGGACTTACGTATCTGTGAGGTTATAATCACCTTACCAGTACCCGCTGGGAGAGCTATAGCCTTCTCGGTGTCCGCCACTAGAGTGTCCTCAGTAGTAGCAGGACTGTGGTATCGACCCTGATCTCGGGTATCCTGAATACCAGGAAGTATTATACCCAGTGCTGGGTACTGTTCCCGGTTATCTCTAATGAATGTATCACTCATAACATACCATAGTTCGTCCCTGGTGTCAAGTCTATTCTACCAGCCCATCAGCCAGTCCTTCTTCGACTACCTGCTCTGGGGTCAGTATATAGTCGTGCATGCATTTCCTCTGCCAGTACGCCGTCTTCTGGCTGCTCTTCTCTGCGTAGATGTCGCACATCTGTTTCCTGTTGTACTTACTCACATCCGCCCATCTCTCGTAGTCAATGGTGTGTTGCTTATCTTCCCTGGAGTCTGATCCATGATGAATCATGAAGGTACATAAGCGATCAACCAGCCTGGTATCTCCTGCCTGTAGGATGACCGTGGCCATAGACATACAGGCTCCGTAAGCCTTGATGGTGATATGATAGGGCATCTGCTTAATAAAGGAATAGATGGCTGCTCCGTCTGTCCAGCTTCCGCCATCGCTATTTAGATAGATGGTCACTGGCTTGGCAGCATCATCAGCTGCTAGGAGGATCAATCCCTTCATCGCACGATCAGCCATTCCCTCATCTACCTCACCGAATAGACATAGGGTTCTGGTTTCTAGATTCAGTCCATATTCTAGGAACTTATCCAGGTGGTCCTTACTCGGCTTCGCCATCGGGGGTATCTCCAGTAGATAGTTGTAGGGGTTTCACTTGCGCATTCTCAATGAAAGCATCGAGTTCCCTCTTTCCCATCTCCTGGATCTGTGCATCCAAGAATTTCTCCTTGGCGTTCTTGTTCGGCATCTTATTAGCAACCTCAATCATTAGTTTCGCTGCATTCTGTCTGGCATTAGGGTTCGCATTGGGGTCAAGGAGTATCTCCTCAATTGCGTCCAGCGCAATGTTGGCCAAATAGGCTACACGCTGCCTGAACTCGTCCTTATTGCAGAACCATTCTTCGAATCCGGGGATGCCCCACCAACGTGTGATGCCGTGATTGTTGGTTAATTGGAGCGCTAGGGCCTTGGTTATCTTCTGTGCCCCTCCGCCCACATATACTTCCCAGAATGAAGCCTTAGCTGCCCTCTGTCGGTCATTCGGTTCGAATACTATTTCATCAATTGCCACACTTAGTACCTTTGTGTCTGATTTCCTACTCATTCGGACCATTCCTCACTAACGGGACCATTCGGTGGGCATACTCTGAAGGTAGACCGCCCATAGCTGAAGTCCAGCTCCTCAATATAGTCCCAGACCTGTAGATATTCTAGGTATTCCCGTAGCCGGGAGTTCGGTACTCGCAATGTTCTGGCCAGTGGGCCATTGATTACCTCAACTCTGGTCCCGTCCCAGGTAATAAAGTCGCAATCTCCGTATAGTAGGAGGCACATTACCTTGAATGGGAGCTGTCGATGTCGTCGAGTACCTTGCATGTGCCCAATTATAACATCTTTGCCATACCCTGTCAAGTAGAAAGTACCCGACCGGACCATTATTATCTTGACATACTGCTCAATCCGTGCTAGGATGGGTATATCTAACCCCGAAAGAGTGAACATAGTTTATATACTATAGCTTCTACTCTATGTACCTACCTTATCAACCGTAACATCCTTATAATACTAAGCTCCTACTGATGCATTGAGTGTTCCGGCTTGTTCTTTCTACCCCCAAGGAACAGATAGTACGACGCAATGGGTCCGATTCCCATAATGTAACACTGTATCAATAGGTGAATAGCTAGTAATTACCCCTTCATAGGTAGTTCCCCCAGTGTGGAGACGGTATTACACAGCCCCATGCTCTGTTAAACCCACTTCCCGGTATGTAGTTACTCGTGCGCGAGCCTGCGTATGGGGGGGAGTGCGTACTGAGCTACTTCCCTCTGCCTATACATGAACCCAGGATAATTATAATATAGCCCAGAAATATCTCGGATCATGGGATGGTCCGGCTGGGCGCTCCCATCGCACACGCGCAGCCTACCCGCGCACTCGCGCACATCACGCACACGCACACGTTGCTACAAATTCACCCTACATTCTTCCGCACACATGCGCACACACGCGCATTGATGTGGCTCCCCATATATACTATGAGGCCACGTTGGCCCGATTCTTGCATGTCGTCCCAATTGAGCCCCGACAAGCTCATCAATCTATGATCAAAGTTGGCACCAATCTTGCACCCCCACCCAATTGAACACACGAAATTCACAAATTGTTCCATCTAGTGTGAACCTAGTTGGCACCAATCTTGCA